TTTCCCGAGATTTTAACATCTGACACGACGAAATATGAGAGATGGAATGATGACAAGGGGTTGATTGTATTAGGAGGAGGAGCTGGTAATACGTGCACCCTCGAGGCACATGGGTTGGTGGAGAAGCAACCTACCTCGAAGCACTTCGAGATAATTGTGTATGACGATATGGTAAGCCAGGATACGGTGCGTACTCCGAATGCGAGTCAGAGAGCGGTTTCGGGGTGGCAGTTGAGCCAGAACTTAGGACGCAAGGGTGGAAGGCAGTGGTATATTGGCACGATCTACGCTTTGAATGGCCCGTACAATCACATCAAAAAACTGAACAAGTTCAAGATCCGCGAGTTCCCCATAACCTACAATGGTGAGGTTAGGGGAGATGGGCCGTTTTTCAATACTGAGGAGATAGCCGATAAGTATTTGACGATGGGTCCACAGGTCTTTGCGTGTCAGAATCTAATGAAGCCGCAGATGGGTGGGAATCAGGGTTTTGATCCTCGGCACTTCAATTATTGGGAACGGTCTGACTTCTCACAAATGCCGAAGGCAATCCTAATTGACCCGAGTGGTGGTAAGAACAAGCAACGGAGTGATTTCACCGCAGGAGCTGTTATAGGGCGAGGGAAGGATTACAATTGGTACATAATTGATATGGTTCGGGATAAGCTGCAATTGAGCCAGAGAACTGAATTGCTATTCCGGTGGCACCGCATGTACCGCCCTTTGGTTGTAGCCTATGAAGTGTATGGGATGCAGAGTGACACTGAGCACTTCCGGATTGAGATGGAACGGCAGCACTACAATTTCTACATACAGGAAACTGGCGGGAAGGTGAGTAAGGATACGCGAGTAGAAGGGCTTGAGCCTTATTTCGCCTCTGATGCTATATTTTTCCCAAAGAGGTTAGAGAGAACTTTATGGGATGGCACGACGGTAGACTTGGTAAAGCTTGTACGTGAAGAGGAGTATATAAAGTGGCCTTTCCCTGAGCACGATGATTATCTGGATATGTTGGCGCGGATCCAGGACATTAGGCTTGATCCCGAAGATGATGCGTATGAAGATGATAATTACGAGGAGAGAGAAGATGAATGGGAGCCGCTCGGAAGACAGATACGACCAAGAGGTCGGACGCATTCAAGATCAATTGAACAATCACGCACGTTTCGACGGTAAGTTCTATTGCACAGGATGTGCAGCGATGGGCAAGAGGAATGAGATTAGGGAACGGGAGTTCGAGGTGAACGCAGGATTTTGCGATGATTGCAGGGACGGACGGAAGGATGGTCAGTACCGGCAAGCGCGAGAGGGTCACAGGGGCCGGCTGATTGACAAAAGAACTGGCAAATATCGATAATAGAATTTAAGGAGATTTTTATGGCAGATGACAGGTTGGCTGAGATCAGCGAAGGCACCGAAGGTGGCGGGTCTGTAATAGGTTGGAAGACCAAGAAGTTTTTACGCAAGATCTATGATGGATATGCGACCCAGGTGAACAGAATCGTGGACAATCTGATCTCGGACCCTCTTTTCGCACCGAAAGTAGAAGCGGCTATAGAACGGATTGAAGCCGACGATACCATTAGAGGCCAAGATGAGGCGAGGGCTTTCATTGAAGAAGTTGGTGTGGAAGAAACAGGAAGAGAGAGGACCGGAGAAGAGGCTGTCGTTGACCGTTCCTTCGCAACTGATAATACCACGACCGAGCGTGGACCTGGAACTGAAATATCCAATTTCGCTAAAACGCAGCCAGACGGTACAATGACTGAAGTTTTAGGGGAGGGAGATAAGACATTCATTACCGCTGACGCGCAAGAAGAAGGTGGTGCACCTACCGACCGCGGTGCTCGCGATGATGGGTTGATTTACAAATCCTATCAAGAGCCCAAGAAGCGTGCGTTCGACTCGGCTGTTGGTGATATGCAAGCTAAACTTGTCGATGCTCTTGGCAAGAAGGGTGACGTTTCCGCAGTTTTGGGATCCGATGGTGTTGATGGTTTGTATGGTCTGAAGACCAAAGAAGCTGTTGCGGCATGGCAGAAAAAGAACAATTATACAGCAACTGGTGACATAACGGTTGCTCAATACAAGGAACTCGAGTTTCAATCGAATGCAATAGCCTATTTCACCGAAGACAATAAGCCTGATGGGGTGAATTGGAAATGAAGAAAGAACGCGGGGAGATAATCGTCGAGAAGATTCTTCAGATGAAAGATGATCGGATGCCGTGGGAGCAGGGGTGGCAGACGATCGCTGAGAATCTCATACCGTGGCGGGAAGATGAGATGGCGAGGCGGGACATAACCTCCGTGATGCCTGGATCTGCTATTTACGAGGGATCGGCTCTCAATGCGTATAACACCTGGGTTGATGGGATGTATGGCCATATTTGCTCACGATCGAGCAAATGGTGGGATATGGTTGGTGCTAACGATACGATCTCAAAAGATAAACAGGCTACGCTATGGATGGACGATGCGACGCTCGCCGGGTTCAGACGTTTCAACAACTCCAATTTTTACGCAACAATCAGTCAGTTCATTGGGGATTGTGGTGGATTCGGGATCTCCCACATGTTCGTCAAGGATCAGCCTGGTCGCAAAACTGTAAGCTATATTCCACTCTCACCGATCAGGGTTTACGTCGAGACAGATGAGGATAATCAGTACATCCTCCACGGCATAGAGATTGAACTATCGAATCATGCTGCACTGATGAAGTTCGGCAAGGATAATATGCCTGAAACGTATCTGAAGGAATGGGAAGAGAACCCATTTACCAGGCACCTGTACTACCACGTTGTAGGTCATAAGGATAAGTTCGAGGAGATCTTCGAGCCAGAGACCAAACTGCCCTACTTCTCGTTCTATATTGCCGAAGATTTCCCCAAAGTGATCATCACCGAAGGTGGATATGATTATTACCCGATAATCACCTGGCCATACATGGAGTACTCCGGATCTCCTTACTCGTTTGGGCCAGCGCACAACGCTATCTACGATATCCTTGGTATCCACTCGATGGGCAAAACATTACTTCAAACGGTCCAACTTGCCGCCGATCCTCCGATAGCTATTCCTTCAGAAATGAAGAAAAAGATGCGCTACCGACCACATGGAGTTTCACTCTATGAAGATCCCGGCAGGAGACCGTTTCCTATATTGGCTCAATCGAACTATCCGGTCGGCAAGGACTTCAAAGACGATAAGAAAATGACCATCGATAAGCACTTCATGGTCGATTTCTTCGAGATGCTCCAGAACATAACGGCCAGGATGACAGCATATGAAGTAAGCGAGCGTTTGGCAGAGAAAGTTGCCATCATCGGGCCTCGTGTGGGGCAGTTTACGCAGATGGGCTTAAAGAGAATCATTGAAGCTACGCTTCATTTGGAGATCCAGCACAAACGATTGGCGAGTCCACCCGATGTTTTGAAGCGAGGTCCGGATCTGGTGGATGTGGACTTCTTGGGCTCTCTCGCACAGGCACAGAAGAAGCTCGCATTAGGCCAGGGGCTCCAGAGAGCAGTTCAGGAGATCTTGGCTCTTGTCCAATTCCAGCCACAGGTCATGGACAACGTGGATTGGGATGAATATACCCGTACAACCTTCTCCATTAACGGTGCTCCCTCGAGGATCATGAAGTCTGCGAAGACTGTAGATGCTGAAAGGGCCGAAAGGGAGAAGAAAGCACAGGCAGCGCAACAGGCAGAGCAGATGGAGAAGCTCGGTAACGCCAATAAGGGTCTTGCTAATCCGGTTGCAGAGGGCAATATCCTCGAAATGGTTGGTCAATGAGCTGGTTCAGAGAGGAAACATGGCAATTGACCCCGCAGCAGGACACGGATCGGATGATAGGATGCCGAAATGCCTTTGGATTGGACAGAGAAGGTCCATCAGACGGCAAATCGGCTCTTCATACCGTCCTTACGGAGCTGCATTTCTTCCTCGAGGCCGAGAATGAGGAGGATATGTACCTCCAGAACGCTGCGAAGCGCATTCTACGTGATTGCGGCATATGGAGGGAGAGTAAATCTGGTGATATTACATTCGGGTTAAGTACAATTCCACCTCTGTACCCCGACGAAGGAGAAGACGATGAGTGATGAAGTACAATCCGAAGCTACGCCCGAGAGTCCTGTCAATACGACTGAAACTCCAGGGTGGCACGCTCAGTTACCTGATGACATCAAAGGTAACGAATATCTCAATCAGTTCGCTAACCCAGGAGAGGCAGCGAAGGATCTCCTCGCGAAGAAAGCGGCAGTCGATTCGTTCGATAACAGGATATTCGTGCCCGACGATACGGCCACTGAAGATGAGAGAAAAGCATATCGTGAAAAGATGGAGATACCTGACGAGTACGATCTTAAGGGCAAGAAGTTCGGCGAGATAGCCCTCGAGGGAGAGTTTGGAGATAAGATCCAAGAGAAACTCAAGAACGGAGAGTTCACGAAGAAACAGGCTGGTGAGTTTCTTGAGCTCGCTGGGGGTATCATTGAAGATGTACAGAAGCTGGGGCTTAAAACACTGCAAGATGAATACAAAACGGCAGAGAAAATCTTCAGGGAAGAGTGGGGAAAGGACTTTGATGACAACCGCGCCGAAGTGAAGCGCATAATGATCAACTATGGGGGAGCGGATTTCCTCAAAGAGCTTGATAGAAACGGATTAGGCAATGCGCCTGGCCTGATTCGTTTCGTTCACAACATGAAACCATTCGTTGGTAATCATGTATCAGCCGATGGAGCCAATGAACCGGGCGGTAGACGGGAGCAAGCTGTAGGATTAAGATATCCTACGATGGCAGGGCTAACAGATTAGCGTTGCTAATTTTCCCTGCCGGGAGAAACGCACCTGAAAGAGTGTGTGGCCCAACCTGAATTGGGTAAGCCATGAATCCAGATGGGAGTGGAACCCACCAAAATAACTTTTGGAGTGGACCATGGCTAACCATGATCTCAACGAGACACTAACGTATCTCGAGCTCGCCAACCGGCTTGAACCGGATGGTGACATGGCCTACATCGCACAACAGATTACTATCAAGAACACTCTGTTCCAGTATCTGGTGTGGATGGAAGCGAACGGCCTGACACACCACGATTTTGCTAAGGTTCTAAACGAACCCAGTGGAACGTGGACCATGACAAACATGGACGTTCCAAGTGAAGCCGCAAGAACCGCGCCCGAGCGCGAATCGATCGGCACCTTGGAATCCTATTCCTATGTTGACCACCGTCTTGTGCGGAAGGCCAACAGTAAGGAAGCCTTCAGACGCTCAGAGGACATCATCTTTCTTTCGGGAATGATGAAAGAAGTCGCTGATGCGTTTGTCAACTCAGACGTAGACATCAATCCGGAGAAACCGAAAGGTCTTCGCTGGAGAGATGTAT